GGGCGGCGGGTCCTTCCCCCCGGCATACCCCTAGCGGGCCAAGTTTCCCCCGGCGGACGGCCGGGGTTGAGCTGAAATCCGGGATGGAAAAATGGAATTTACCAACCAGACAGCACAGTTGAGCAATGCCAGCCCCACCGGCAAACCGGTCCCGCCGCCGCCCTTGGCCATCCTGGAGGCCATTGGAGAGGCCTGGCTTGATAGCCATTCCTGCCAGGGCTGGCTATTGCAACAGCTACACCCCACCGGCCCGCATTGCCGTTGGTGCGGTCAGGCCTTTGCCTCCCCGGCCCAGGTGGTCACCTGGCAGGCCGGGGGCCGCCTGCACTGCCAGGCTTGCAGCCGGTGGTGCACCCCCACCACCAACACCGGCCTGCATAAGTCCGGCTTGACCCCGCGCCGCTATGTCCTGCTGTGCCTGCTGGCCCTGGCCGGCCTGGACGATCGCGCCATAGCCCAACGCCTGGAGGTCCACCCCGAAACCGTGCGGCGGTGGCGTCACCGCTGGCAGGAGGCCGCCTAGCTCATGGCCGATGACCGTCAAGGCCTCTTTCAGGACAGCCTGGAAGTCCTCAAGGACGCCCAGAAGCTACAGGCCAAACTGAAAAAGGCCCTGAATGACCCCGCTAGCGCATCCAAGGCCCAGGCCGTTGAGGCTCAGCTGGCCGCATTGCGCGCCCGGATCGGCGCGGGAATCTCGGCCGCAAGTGCCGAGCCGGCCGGCCTGGTGTTCAAGAGCCTCAACCAGGCGGCCGAATGGTTGCGCGGCCAGGGTTACAAGATCAGTGACAGCACCATCTACAGCCACCGCAACCGCAACTTGGTCAACCCGCGCCCGGATGGCCTCTATCATGAAGCCGATTTGTTGCGCTACGCCCAGACCACCCTCAAGCGCAAGGACGGCGGCGGTTCCGAAAAGCTGGAGGCCCTGCAAGAGCGCAAGGTCCTGGCCGAGTTGGAGCGGGCCGAGGCCCAAACCGCCAAGATGCAGCTCCAACACGAAATTCTGGAAGGGAAGTACATCAAGAGGGAAGATCACGAACGCGACCTTGCCACCCGCGCTCGCCTGCTCAAGGCCGATATGCAGAACTTCGGCCGCTTGATGGTGGAGAACTTGATTCACCTGGTGGGCGGCGACCCCGGCCGGGCCCCCGAGGCCCTGGCCTTTGTTGAGAGGCACGTCGAACGTTGGCTTCACCACTACGCGGCGCGCGGTGAAATCCGCCCGGTGGCCGACGGGGAGCCGAAATGAGCCTGCAAGCGCTGGTGAGCCAAGAGCAGCTGTTCCCCGTCGCCAGCCTGACCCCAGGGGAAATCGAGGCCTGGCGGCAAAAGGAGCCCTTGACCATCTCGCAATGGGCTGAGCGCTACAGGGAGGTCACTGACGGCCCCTGGAAAGGCAAGTGGAGTAATGAACACACCCCGTACCTTGTGGAGCCCATGGACGCCTGGGGCCTGCCCCATGTGCGCGAGGTTTGGGTCATCGGCCCATTGCAGGGCGGCAAGACTCAGATCGTCTACAACTGCTGGGGCTACGGCCAGCACTATGACCAGGCCTGGGCCTTGTTCGTCATGGCCGACGAGAAAAGCGCGGTCCGGGTTAGCAAGGAACGCTTGCAGCGCATCATCAAGGCCTCGCCGGTCCTGTGCAAACTGCTGACCGGCTCCCCACAAGCCCTGGGCAACTACGAGCTGCGCTTGCAGGCCTCCATGACCTACATGGGCTGGCCGCGCTCAGAGGCGAGCCTGGCCACCTTCCCCATTCCCCAGGTCTTCCTGGACGAGGTGGACCTGTGGCCGGTGCCGCGCAAGGACAGCATGGACGCGGTGGACCTGGCCCGCGCCCGCACCACCACCTTTCCCTACACCAGTAAGGTGCTGGGGGTGACCACCACCACCCTTGAGGACGCGCCGGGCTGGGACAACCTGGTCAAGTGCCAGGAGGTCCGGGTCTACATGGCCAGGTGCCCCCATTGCAACAAGCTCCAGATCATGCGCCACGAGCAATTGCACTGGGATGACAGCCTGAACGGCCAGCCAGACCGCGTAGAGGGCGAGGACCTGGCCTGGTACGAGTGCGAGCATTGCATGGGGATTTGGGGCCGCATGGAGCGCCGGCTGGCCGTGCAACAGGGCTGCTACCAACCCCACCTGTGGAACACACGGGAGCAATGGTGGGAGCCTTGCGAGTCCGTGGCGCGGCCGATCAAGGTCGGGTTCCACTTCTCTGCCTTCCACAGCCCCTTTGTCACCCTGGGCAAGATCGCGGCCCAGGTCATGAAGGCCCAAAAGGACGTCAAGGCCGAAGTGACGCTTTTTAACAAGATGCTGGCCTTGCCCTACCAGAGTGAGCAGGCCGCGCGCACTGAAGACTTGATCCTGGCCCTGTGCGACGAACGGCCCCCGGGCTTGGTCCCCGCCGATGCCGTGGTTTTGACCGCCTGTGTGGACGTGCAACGGGCCGGGTTCTACTTCACCATCCGGGCCTGGGCACCCGGCCCGGAGCGTGGGTCTTGGCTAATCCGGGCCGGCTATGTGGACTCCTGGGCCGCACTGGAGAAAGTGCTGTTTGATGACCACTACCGCGACCCCGAGGGCGAGGATTGCGTTATCGCCTTCGGCCTGGTGGACTCTGGCGACGGCAAGATGCAGCGAGAAATCTATGACTGGTGCCATGCTCACCCACCATATCGGGCCAGCAAGGGATTTGAAACCGTCAACCTGCGGCCTTTCGTCCAAAAAGCCATAGACACCCATCCGGGCCTGGTCTGCTTCAACGTCAACGTCACCTACTACAAAAACGACCTTCTGGACGGGAAGCTGCACATCAGCCCTGGCGATCCCGGCGCCTGGCGTCTGCATTCCAACTGGCCCGATGGCCAGGCCCCTGCCGATGGCCGCACCACGGGCCTATTAAACGATTACGCCCGGCAACTCTGCGCTGAGTCCCAAAACGAAGATGGCCTCTGGAAACAAATAGGCCGCCGGGCCAACCACTATCTGGACTGCGAAGTCCTGCAACTGGTCTGCGCTGATTATCTCGGCATCCGCTACATGGCCCCGGAAGCGCCCGAGGCGGAAGCCGAGTCCGATAACCAATCAATCCTAGGGAGGCACAGCCGATGGTAACGGTAGACAAGGTCCAGGGTGTGTTGAGGGGCATGAAGGCCATCGCCGACTATTTGGGCTACAGCCACGCGACCGTCTTGAAGCACAAGCAGTCCTATCCGGGCATGCCTATCAACAAGGTCAATGGCGAGTGGCTGGGCAACACGGCCTCTCTTGACCTGTTCATGCAAGACTTGGCGGAAGGCAACACCGAAAAGTGGCTCAACCCGCCGTCGGCCAAGGAAAGCCAGGTCATGAAGAAGGGCAAGAAGGCGGCCGTGGCCGGACCCGCCGATAGCCAGCTCGCCTTGCCCGGCGGGGAGGATGCCAGCGAAGATGAGGCGGGTTCGGGCGCGGCAGCCTAAATGAGCTGGCCCAAGGCAATAACTTCCTGGCGAATAGGCAGGGCGCTTTATCTGTCTGTGCCGTTCACCTGGCTCTTGCCAGTGGCGCGCAGGCTTGCCGAAGCACACAGTCCTAAAGGACCGGTTATCGCCGGTGGTCCGGCGGTGTCGCTTATGCCCGAAGTTATGGAAGGCGTGGCACTGGTTGGCCAGGAAAGCCCGGTGCCACCCTTATGCGTGGTCAATCCATTGGCCACCTTCACAACTAGGGGTTGCCCAAACCGCTGTGGCTTCTGCGCTGTTCCCAAGCTGGAAGGCCAGTTCAAAGAACTGTCCGAATTTCAACCGCGCCCCATCATCTGCGACAACAACCTCTTGGCGGCCAGTCGAAACCACTTCGACCTGGTGATAGACCGTCTTAAGGCCCTGCCGTGGGTCGATTTCAATCAGGGATTGGATGCCAGGTTGTTTACTGCCCACCATGCGCGCCGGATCGCCGAGCTAAGGGCAGCTAAGGTTCGTTTCAGCTTCGACCATTCACGGCATGAAACGGCAGTGGCCGACGCGGTGGCTTTGTGCCATAAACACGGCCTGAAAGACCTTGGAATTTACATTCTAGTCGGGTTTCATGACACACCTGCTGATGCCCTGTATAGGTTGGAACTGGTGAAGTCGTGGGGCATTCGCCCAAATCCCATGCGATATCAACCGCTGAACAGCCTGCGTAAGAACACATATCTGGAGTCGGGCTGGGACGAACTGGAGATGTTGCGCTTGATGCAGTACTGGGGGCGGCAGCGGTGGTTAGAGCATATCCCATACGATGAATATATTTATCATTCGGATTCACCCCAGCGCCGGCAGCAAGCGGTTATGCCGTGGCTGGAAAATATGTAAGTTGAAACCTCCTTAGTTTCGGCGCGCCGAAGTTGGCAGGCCAAAACTATGTCAAGCTAATAATCATAAAAACACTGCCTGTTTGTGCCTCGTTTGCATGCAAACATGCCCCGTTTGCATGCAAATGCCAAAAGCGCCCCAAACGCCAGGTTAGCCTCCCACCAAGGAGGCTGGCATGGCCACTGGCGCATTCACGACCTGGACCGCTCTCGCCGCCGCGATGCGCGACGATCTGGCGTCGGGCAACTTCCGCACGGTCTCTTCCTACACCATGGGCGGGGCCGTCTCCCAGACCCTGGCCTATCGCACCGTAGAGGAGTTCCTGAAGCTGCTGGCCTACGTGGAGCGCCAGGCGGCGGCCGAGGCCGATCCCGACTTCGACGGCCAGATAGTAACCGTCATGACGGGGCGCTGCTGATGACCAGCTTGGGCAGGCTCGGCAGCGCCCTGGCTGATGGCTTGGGCGGCGTCCTCGACCGCACCATCGGCATTTTCAGCCCTGGGCGCGAGGCCCACCGCCAGCAGGAGCGGGCCAGGGCCGAGGCCTTCCGGCGCTATGCCGCCGCCCAGGACGGCCTGCAAACCGGGGCCTGGGGCCACCACGACGGCGACGTCAACAAGGTCATCGGCGATTCGGCCTTCCGCTTGCGGGCCAGGGTGCGCCAGTTGGTGCGGGACTTTCCCTTCTTCGCGCGGGTGCTGGACGCGGCGGTGAACCTCAACATCAGCACCGGCATTATCCTCCAGTACCTCATGAGCAAGCCCGACGGCTCGGTTGACAATGATTTGAATCTGCGGGTCGAGGAAGCCTGGGCCGATTTCTGCGAGCGCCTGGATGCCTCCGGGCATCTGGACTTCGTTGAAATGGCCAGGCTGGCCAAGCGCCAGGAGATTGAGGTCGGGGAGTCATTCGCCCTCACCCCCATCGATGAAGCAGACCCCATCGCGCCGGTCAAGGTGCAGCTCTATGAGCCCGACTGGCTGAACAGCTTCGGGGCGGCTTGCGCGGCGGGCAACAAACTGGTGCAGGGCATCGAGATCGACGATCGGACCGGCCGGGTCATTGCCTACCACCTTGAGGACCCGGAGCATTGGGGCAAGCCCCGACGGGTTGAGTCTCGGTTTGCGATCCACACCTTCCAGGTGCTGCGGCCGGGACAATTGCGCGGGGTTAGCCCCCTGGCCTCGGCGGTGCTAGCCGCCAACGATATCGGCGAGTACATTGGGGCCGAGGTTGACGGGGCCAAGAAGGCGGCGGCCTACCTGGCCACGGCCAAGAGCCCCAACCCCGCCCAATTCGCCAAGCAGCGCGGCAAGATCGACGCCCAAAGCGGAGCGCGGGTGCGCACGCTGGCCAAGGGCATCATAGAAATTTTGCACAGCGACGAGGATTTCAAGCTTTTGGACCACAACCGCCCCGGCGGTCAGTTCGAGCCCACGGTCAACTTCATCACCCGCATGATCGCCATGGCGGCGGGCCTCTCCTACGAGATAGTCTCCGGCGACTATCGGGGCATCACCTTCGGCAACTTCAAGGGCATCCGTTCCGACCTCCTGCACCACACCCGCCCTGGTCAGCGGCGCTTCGCGCGCCAGTTCTGCCAGGTCGTCTTCTCCCGCTGGCTGGACGCCCAGGCCACCCTGGGCCGCCTGCGCCTGCAGAACTACTGGCAGCAACGCTCGCGCTACCTGCGCGCCGCCCACTGGCTCTATCCGGGCGTGGAGGGCGTGGACCTTCTGCGGGAGGCGCGGGGAGCCCTCAGCCTGCTGGCCGGCGGCCTGGAGACCCCCCAGGGATACCTGGGCCGGCGCGGGCTGGACCCCCGCGACACCTTGAAGGCCATAGCCGAGTTCCAGCGCATGGCCAAGGAGGAAGGGGTGGAGCTGGATTGGGGCCGGCAGCCGTTGAAGACCAACCCCGCCGCATTGGGAGCGCAAGAAAATGGCGATGCAAGAGCCTAGCCGGGCGGACCTGGAGACCAGGGCCGCCCCTGAGATCGACTTCCAGACCCGGACCGCGCAGCTGCTCCTGGGGCGGGGCGGTCCTTCGACCTTCAACGAGTCGGAGCGTTCGGTGGAGGTGGTGGCGGCCACGGAGGCCGTGGTGCGGGTGTTCGACCCCCAGCGCTGGGAGGTGGTGGACGAGGTCCTCCTGATGAGCGGCCTGAGCCCCATCCCGGAGCAAGTGCCGCTGTTGGATGCCCATTCGCGCGAAAGCGCGGTTTCGGTCCTGCTGGGCAGCGCGCGCGGCTTCCGGGTGGAGGACGACCGTCTTATCGCCCGCGCGTTCCTTTCCAAGGTGGAGCAGGGCGAAAAGGCCCTGACCCTGATCCGGGAGGGGCACCTGACGGACGTTTCCACCGGCTACCGGGTGCACGCCTCCACCTGGGTCGAGCCGGGCCGCACGGTGGTCATCAACGAGCGCAGCTTCACCGGCCCGGTGAAGGTGGTCACCAGCTGGAGCATGAAGGAGCTGTCCCTCTGCCCCATCGGGGCGGATGAAGCGGCCAAGGTCAGGGCCGCGAACCCTGAGCACAAGGAGAGAGCCATGAAGATTTCCCCCCGGATGAGGGCCTACCTGGAGACGCGCGGGCTGGCCAAGGACGCGACGGAGGAGCAGGCCCGGACGTTCCTGGCCGACCTGGAGGCGAGGGAAGGCAAGATCGAGCTGGACGACGCCGGCAACCCCGCGCCCCCGCCCACCGACGAGGGCCGCGGCGCGCCC